AATTTATTGAACCCGTGGCCATCGGTTTAGACGCAGCGAGGTTCGATCAACGGGTTTCTGTTCCAGCCTTAAAACTGGATCACTCAATCATACAACACTTCTACCCAGGTGACAAGCACCTGAGGCGGCTTATGAGATTACAAATCCGTAATACCGGCAAGGCTAGATGTGATGACGGATTCCTACAGTACACCACTGTAGGAGGACGCAAGAGTGGTGATAGTAATACGTCATGTGGGAATGTGACAATTTGCTGCGCTATTCTGTATGGTTTTGCTCAACAGTTAAAATACAAGATCCGTCTAGTTAATGATGGAGATGACTGTGTTCTAATTATGGAGAGAAGAAACCTAGAACACTTCTCGGCTCGAATTAACGCTCACTTCGAAATGGCAGGTTTTACAATAGTAGTAGAACCACCTGTTAGTGTTTTCGAGAAGATAGTATTTTGTCAGAGTCAACCTGTGTTGAGATCTGATGGGAAGTACGTGATGGTTCGAGACCCTAGGGTTTCGATTTCAAAAGATTGTGTTTCCCTTAAGCCTTTGGATAACCAGAAGGTAAAGGAGATGTGGTTATCGGCTGTTGGGAAAGGTGGACTCTCCCTGACTACTGGAATACCCGTAATGCAAAACTTCTATGATATGTTTGTGCGCTCCTCTAACGGCGCTAGGATGTTATCGGATCCAACTCTTGAAGGAGGATTCTTTAGACTTAGCAAAGGTATGAGGTTCACCGACCGCAACATATCACCATCAACCCGGTATTCTTTCTGGTTAGCTTTCGGGATAACCCCTGCAGAGCAGCTAACGATGGAAGAGTACTATGATAACTATCTTTTGTGTGAAGGCGATCACAGGAATCGCTTTACAAACCTACCCTTAAGAGGTGGGTAATCCGGGGTAAACCCCGACTGTTCAACTCAGACTAGTTGACGCAGGTGATGTGAATCACCATTGGGTTGCTATAGATAATACCCCAAAACTATTATTTTAGTGCTAAACAAAATGCCAAGAGACTGCACGGCGGTTCCACCGGTTCTATAGCGATGTACAGTCCCCTTTATTCTTGTGGGGCATCCAATACAATGAGAAAATCGAAACAAAAGAAAATGGTCCGTGTGGTACCAAAAACTACACAAAAGAAAACCCCTTTCTCTGATACTGGAGGTATTCTCGGTCACGCGATCGGAAATATGTTCAATAACGGAGGAATTGGTCGAAATGTTGGTAAGTGGTTGGGATCGGGCATTGGGTCAATCTTCGGAAGCGGAGATTACACACTGACTGGTCCGACCCCTGAATACAATGTTTTAACGAGTTCAAAGCAGATCCCACAGTTCAAGACTAACACAACTGGTACTATTATCACCCATAGGGAGTACCTTTCTGACATTAGTGGAACTGCTGCCTTTGCCAACACTCGTTATGTTCTTAATCCTGGAGAGTCTGAAACCTTTCCGTGGTTAAGCACGATTGCAGAGTGCTACCAAGAATATAAGTTTCATGGTTTGATTTTCGAGTTCAGACCGTTAACGACTGATTTCGCTAACGCCGGTGTGCCCGGTGTTGTGATCATGTCTACTAACTACAATTCTTTAACTGCTAATTACACCAGTAAGCAGCAGATGGAGAATGCTGAATTCGCTGTTTCCTGTAAACCAACACAAACCGTCATCCATGGCGTTGAGTGTGCTACAGGTCAAACAGTGTCACCACTAAAGTATATTCGTAATGCCAGTAACTCTGCAACAGGTGACCCTAGATTGTACGATCAAGGTAACTTCCAAATTGCGACACAAGGTAACAGTCCTACCGTTATCCTTGGAGAGCTTTGGGTATCTTATGTGGTAGAATTCTACAAACCAATACTTCCAACTACTTTGGATGGGGGGTTAGTTGATTTCTACCAACGTAATAACGTCGTCAATCAGGACATGTTTGGAACAACTCAGACTAATCAAAAGTTGAGCCAAATTGGAACCACAATTGATGGAAGGGTGTTAACCTTTCCTTCAACTGTCTCGGGTACCTTTAAGGTTGATATCTACCATAATGGTACTCCTGTCGTTACACCTGCTGGTATTCCTGTACCAACATTCGTCAACTGCACATTGGTAGCTCCAATGTTTTCAAACAATTCATTGTCAGCTATCGCCGCGCCGTTGGGTCTTAATTCTGGTCTCTACATATCATCTTTTTATGTTAGAGTCAATCCGGATTTGGTCGCAGC